GCGGGAACTATCGTCGTTATGCGGCTGATCTTTTGGAGCGTTCCGAGGATGAGATTGATATGTTCTCTGGTCCATATTTGAAGGCGTTTGGTACAAAAGAATCGGGTCAGTTGTCTTTGTCTGATTGGATTTCTACGGTTAAGTCTGATCCGACTTTTGGTTGGCAGTATACAAATCAGGCTAATCAGCAGGCTACGGATATTGGTTTGAGTTTGGCTAGAGCATTTGGAAAGGTGAGTTGATATGCCACAAATTAACGAAGAACGTTTAGCACAGGCTTTAGTTAGTCAGGGTGTTTCTTTGGCTGATGCACAGGTTATTGCTGCTGAGGCTGCTACTGCCTCTGCTGCTGTCATTACTCCTGCCCCCGCATCTGCACCTGCTGTTGCTGCTTCTGTTGCACCGCTAACAAAGGCTGAACGCAAAGAAGTATTCGTTGAGCAACGTGCAGCAGAACTAACGGCTGCTGGTAAACCAGTCAATACTGTTGCTTTAGAAAAAAAGTTTGATGAACTTGCTAAAACAACAGAAGGTCGAGCACAAATCACCACTGTTGTGCAACGTGCTGAACCAGCAGTTTTGCAGGCGATTGGACCAGCCGAAGTTCCTGCTGCACTTCTTCCTGCTGGACTCGGCGCACCCGCCGCACCTACCACAGCCGCACGAACTATTACAACTCCGCAGAATGTTCGACCTGAAGAACTCGCAAGAGGTTTATTCACCGAAGAAACCTCTACTCCTGGTTTCACTTCTGTTGGTCCAACCCCTCAACCCGTAACGCCGCAAGAAGCACCTGCGCCTGTTTCCGTTGAGCAACCACCAGCACAACAGGGCGCATCTACAACACCACCCAATGTTCGACCTGAAGAACTTGCAAGAGGTTTATTTCCTGGTTATGTTGGTGAGGCAGAAAACATTAGCCCTATCGGGGCTGGTGGTGGTCCTGCTGGTGGTGGTCCTGCTGGTGGTGGTCCTGCTGGTGGTGGTCCAACCACCGGAGGTGCGACTGGTGCGACTGGTGCTGACGGTCAGGATGACGGTGGGGAAACACCAGAGGAAAGGCAAACACGTTTAGCCAACGAACGTGAAGCTGCTCGCGAGGAAGCTGATCGTGTCCGTAGAGGTAGGGACGCTCGTAGCACAATGGCTGCGGTTCTGAACACCTATGGTTTGGGTGAGTTAACTGAATATGTTTACGATCTTATTGCTAGAGAAACCGTTAACATCAACAACCCTGACGCAATCATTTTTGCTATTCGTGAACAGCCTGCATATCAAAGGCGTTTTGCTGGCAACGCTGCTCGACTGAGGGCTGGTTTGTCCGAACTGAGTCCTGCCGAATACATCGGTTTAGAAAACCAGTTCCGTCAAACTTTGCGGTCCAACGGTTTGCCAGCAAACTTCTATGACCAGCCAGATGATTTCAAATCGTTCATTGAGGGGGACGTTTCAAACTCTGAACTGAACGAACGTGTCCAGCAGGGTTATCGTGCTGTCGCTGACGCTGATCCAGCCGTTAAGGAACAGATGAGGAACCTGTACGGGGTTTCCGAAGGGCAGTTAGCGGCATACTTCCTTGACCCACAACGCACAGCCCCACTACTCACCCGACAGGCGCAAGCTGCCAATATCGCTGCCCGTGGCTTAGAGCAGGGTGGGATGCAGTTGACTGGTCAGTTCGCTGAGGACCTGGCTCGACGTGGTATTACTGAACAGCAGGCTCGCGCAGGCTTCGCTGAAGTCGGCGGGTTAGGCGAACTAAAACAGACTTTCGCGGGTGAAACAGCACTATCGGATGAACAGTTGGCTGGTGCTGCGTTCGGGATTGATGTCGCCGCGCAACAAGAGTTGGAGCGTAAACGTCGTATGCGTACAGCCGAGTTCGCTGGTGGTGGGTCATTTGCTCGGACAACAGGTGAAACATCAGGCTCCATTTCCACTTCGGTAGGTAAAGCGCAATAGCATACTTGACACTGTCAAGTGAAGTGTGTGTATACTAGGACTGTTCGGTAACGGACACCATTGGAAAGCCCCCGATTTCAATGTGCAAAAGGGGTGAGACTTGCAGCCATTCGGGAACCTCCAGCCGAATGTGGGCAGAAGGAGTGGGTCATGTCAGATGCAAACTACGAGTTTGAGGATGATGCAGTTCAAGACCAGCAGCAATCGAAGGACCCCGTGCGAGCGCACTTGCGGAAACTTGAAGCCGAAAATAAGGCTTTACGTGAGCAGGCAGCGGAAGCAGAGTCGGCCCGACGAGAACTTAACTTCGTGAAAGCGGGCGTCGACCCGAACGATCCGAAGTACAAGTATTTCGTTAAAGGCTACGACGGTGATTTAACACTGGAGGCGATTCGACAAGCGGCAGAAGAAGCAAGTCTCATACCTAGTCAGAACAAGGAAGTGGTTGCTGAACAGCAGTCATGGAATCGGGTGGCACAGGCAGCGCGAGCTGGGCAGACAAGCGAACCTCCTGTCGATTACGCTGAACGTATTGCTAATGCAAAATCCACGGACGAAGTGATGCAGTTGCTGGCCCAGGCGCGAGCCGAAGCAGAAAAATACTAATCACTCCCCATAGGATTCACATTCTTTGGGGCTACCCCTAAAGGAAAACATCATGGCCTTAACACAGGCATCATCGTTGTCAACCGATCAGGCAGCATACGACCGTTTAGCATATTTTGCTTTGCGTTCAGAACTCTTGTTCGATCAGGCAGCAGACGTACAACCAACCAACCAGTCAATGCCTGGTTCTTCGGTGATCTTCACGATCTTCGCAGACCTTGCAGAAGCAACCAGCACACTTGCTGAAACAACTGACATCACCCCTGTGGCTATGTCGGACAGCCAAGTGACTGTAACGCTTGCTGAGTATGGCAACACAATCAACACCACCGCAAAACTCCGTGGAACTTCGTTCTTGGACGTTGATGCAGCAGCAGCGAACCTTATCGGTTACAACGCTGGTGACTCAATCGACAAGGTTGTTCGCGACGTTCTTGCTGGCGGAACCAACGTTGCCTACGGTGGCGGTGGATCAACTGACCCAACAGGCCGTACTTCGGTTGCTGCTGAGGACATCATTGAAGCCAACGACATCCGTAAGCAGACTGCTGCTTTGCGTGCTGCAAACGTTGCAACCTTCAATGGTTACTACATGGGTTACATCCATCCTGACGTGTCATACGACCTTCGTCGTGAAACCGGCAACGCATCATGGAACGCACCTCATGTGAACGTGGACACCATGAACATCTACAACGGTGAGATCGGAACCTTTGAATCAGTACGATTCATTGAAACCCCTCGCGCCAAGGTGTTCGCTGACGCATCAAACGGAACCGCCTCGACTGGAACGATTGACGTGTATTGCACACACATCATGGGTCGTCAGGCGTTGGCTAAGGCTTACAGCCAGGTTGACGGTAACGGCATGGTTCCGAAGGTTGTTCGTGGACCTGTTGTTGACTCGCTCATGCGTTTCAATCCAATTGGTTGGTATTGGCTCGGTGGCTATGGCCGCTTCCGCGAAGCATCGTTGCGTCGTGTTGAGTCGTCATCCAGCATTGGTACAAACGCTTAACTAAGCGGTTAGTACCTCACATTTGTGGGGTGGTTGGGTCCCCTCGCCTGACCACCCCACTTTTGTATTTGGTATAGTCTTTTTGACGAAAGGTTTGTATGTCAATTTCTAATTATGCCGAACTAAAGATTTTGGAACACACCACAGGTAAGACTGCGTGGACGATTCCTTCAAACGTTTATGTGAAGTTGCATACTGGTGATGCTGGTGAGGATGGCACATCCAATGCGGCGACTGAGGCTACTCGTAAGGTGGCTGCTTGGGCTACTGCTTCGTCTGGTGCTATTGCGACTTCTGCGACTTTGGAGTGGACGAACGTTTCTACTACCGAGACTTATAGCCATTGGTCGTTGTGGGATGCGTCTACTGCGGGTAACTGTTTGTGGACTGGTGCGCTTTCTTCATCGGCTGCGGTGACTGCTGGTGACACGTTCCAAATCACTTCTCTCACTTTGTCGCTCGACTAGGAAGGTAGCCCGTAGTGGCAACGAACTTTCCTTCTTCGCTTGATGCGTTGACTAATCCGACTGGTTCGGACACTCTTGCTTCACCGGATCATGCTGGTCAGCACGCGGATTCTAATGATGCGATTGAGGCGTTGCAGGCGAAGGTTGGTGTTGATTCTTCTGCTGTGGTTACGAGCCTTGATTACAAGGTTGCACAGAAGATTGATAAGACTTTGGTTGATGCTAAGGGTGATTTGATTGTTGCTTCGGCTGCTGACACGGTTGGGCGTTTGCCTGTTGGTGGCACGAATGGTCATGTGTTGACGGTTGATTCGGCTGAGACTTTGGGTGTGAAGTGGGCTGCGGGTGCGACAGGCCCACAGGGAGCAACTGGCGCAACGGGTGCTACAGGTGCAACTGGTGCCACAGGCGCAACGGGTGCTACGGGTGCTTCGGGAACGACTAGACAGACCTCAGATTTTACTCCAGTAACTATCAGCAACACCACAGCCGAGTCGGACCTGTTTAGTTATTCTTTGAGCGGTGTGGCGGCAAACCAGTTGTATCGCGTTACAGCGTTTGGAACTTTGTTGAATAATGTGGGTTCCTCACAGAATATTCATTTCAGGGGCAAGATTGGTGCGACAACTGTTTTTAGTATGCCTGCAACACAAATTAGTTATGGCACAAATGCCAACTCTTACAAGTGGCGTTACTCATGGGACATATTTTTTGCGAGCACCACATCGCAAGAGAACTCAGCGTTCTTTTTGGGAAGTCAAGCAGTCTCGCAATCTATGGGAAGAATTACTGCGAACACCACCTATGTCGGTTATTCGGCATCTACAGAAGATTTTGCTACTGCAAAAAATGTTGTTATTTCGGTAGAAATGGGTTCAGCATCAGCATCGCTAACAACAACCATTGAAGGCTATTTTATTGAGAAGGTATCCTGATGATTCGCGTTTTGCTTGTAACACCTTTGGCTGATGAAGCAATACCGCCAGAAACAAACTCGGTCAATTGGGTTGAGGTTGACGAACAAAACCACATGGCTTTGTATTACACAAAATTCCCTATCCCTGCATCCATAGACCCAGCCAACATTTTTGAAATCTACGACAGCGAACCACTAGTCGAAGAAACAGAAATCTAGGGGCGTAGCCGATGGCTACCTACAACCAATCTGACATCCTGTACTCGTCCGCGACGACGACATACAACCAAGTTTCCGCAACAATATCCAGAACCGCAACAGGTTCAGGTGTAGGCACCCAAACCGCAACAGGTGTCCACATCAAAGTCCGTACCGCAACAGGTTCAG